ATCTTTTGAACTTCACTAAAAACAGGATCAGTACTCATGGTTCAAATACTTGTCTAAATGTAACTTGCACTGTTGCTCTGTTTAAATATGGTATTGATTTACTCCAAGATTCACATACAAATTTAGATGAACTAGCTTCACCAGGAGGTTGAAAATCAAAACTAGCACTGTCGTTAGCACGAGCATCAAGAAATGTTTCTATAGTATCTGCTTCTGTTTCTGATACTTCAAAAGTAAAGTTAAATGTTTTTGGGTTTTGATGTTCTGCTATTCCAAATAAAATTCTGTGTTCAAACCCATCAGCAAAACGTACTACCTTAGTTTTTGGTGCGGATCGTTTCTGTTGCCCATATTTAGGTTGGATCGAGGGAAAAGTAGCCATTATGCAAGTAAACCTCCAGGTCTTTGTTGCTGTACTATTTCAGATTGTACTGCTGCGGAAATAAGACGGCCAAGTTCTCTACCACCTTGTTCATCACCTTCAACATTTGATCCAGAGGCATCTACATTCACGACTACATTTGTAGAACCACCAAGAGCATGATTAGGTGTAATCATTCCTGATGCTCCAGGAGTAAATAGTTCAGGGCCACGTTCTCCAACGATAAAACTACCACCCCGTTTTACAGGACCACCTTCTGCCCTAAATATCGAACCTAATATACCTCCACCACCTCTTTCAAATTGTCCTCCTACGTTTCCAAAAATAGCCATATTTAATGCAGCATCAGCTAATTTATTTAATACGTTTTTTAATACGTTATTTAAAGTTTCTGTTCCTTTTATTAGACCTTTAATTCCATTACCTATGTCTTGAGCAATAATATTTGAAAGCTGCCTAAATGGATCTGCTAATGCTTTTGCGTTATTAACAATTTGTTCTTGAGTATCTCTAACAATTTTTAACTTTGAAATTTTATCTTCTAATTGTTGATTAACTTCATTAGTCCTTTGTGATTCTAAAAATTTTAATTCATTGTTTAGGTTTTCTAATTCAAATTTTTGTTTTAAAACATTTAAGTTTTCAGTGCTGGTTGTTAAACGTTTTTGTTCAAGTTCTAAAGCTTGTTTTAAAGGTAATAATTCCTTTTCTTCAAATCTTAGTTGTGCTTTTTTACCTCTAGAATCAAAATCATCAGAACTTAAATTAAGTGGGTTTGTATTAAATTTCAATGGATCATTAGCTCTATTAAAAGGATTACGAAACTTTGTACCTGTAGGATCAAAAAACTCATCAATAAGACCACCTCGTTTATCCAAATCAAAAGCGTTGGCAGTAAAAAAATCTGCAATACCTAACAGATTTCTTGAAGTTCCTTGTGGTTTTTTATTTTGTATAAGATTATTTAATTCTTCTATTAATGGACCTAAAACATCTGAAACTAATAAAGTTAAAGATGTTCCTAATAAATTGATTTCATTATTAAAATCATTCATTTTCTCAGTATTTTCTTTTATTTGTTCTTGAGTTAAACCAAATTCTTCTGCAAATTTATTTAACAGTAATGCTGAAGCATCAGAAGTCATACCCAATTCATTCATTCTTAAAACTAAATCTCCTGTTTCTGTATTGGCTAATCCTAATTTTGTTACTAATGTCTCGATATTTTCTGTTGGTTTTGCAAGTGCTTTTGTTAGTTCATCTAAAGCACTACCAATAGTCGTACCAGCTATGGAAAGAGCAAATCCAAATTGACCCATGCCAGGAAGAGCTGATAAAGCTCCACCTGCTACACCACCTAAAGCACCACCTATAGCAGCAGTTGGTCCTTGTCCAAACAATAAAGGAAAACCACCACCAATAATTCCACTGCCGACTGCTCCTCCTAAACCTTTTCTTATAACTCGTTGTTGATTTAAAGCTTTTTCTTTTCTAAGTCTTAAATCTCTTAATTTATTACCTCTAGCTAAAAGTTGATGTTCTCTTTGTTCTAGCGTTTGCATTCCTGTCTGTGCTCTTAAAGCATTATCTATAGCTCTTGTTCTAGTAATTAATGCTTTTTCATATGTTTTTTCATTTTTTATTAATTCTCCTATAGACTTTTTAAATTTATCACTTCCAATGCTAGATCTATCTAAAATTTTTCTTGTTTTCTCAATTCTTTTATTTAATTTATCTAAGTCTTTGCTTCCTCGAACAGCAAGTTTTAGATTTACTGTATATTCAGCCACTTCAAAAAATTAAAATATTTATCTCATTCTACCTCTTTTACCTTTTAAAGCACTAACTCTTTGTGATTCTTGTCGTTGTTTTTCAAAATTTTCTGATTCTATCTCGGCATAAGCAGCCCAACCTATCATCTCTTCAACAGTTAAAGTCTCTGATAATTCAGCTACAGTTTTACCTAATTCCTTTGCTAAAGAATAAATAAAGATCCAACTATTATTAGCTTTTTAATTCGGCTTTAGCCTCTTCCACCCCCTTAGTCTGACCAGCTTCTATCATCGCTAATTGAATTTCCTGCAAGATATTAGCTTCAACTTCTCTCCTTAATGAAGCCTTATCACCGTCTTGAAAAAGTCTATCTCCATTTTTATCTAACGCTTTTGTAATCATCAAAGCTAATGCAAAATCATTAACATCATCAGCATTTGATTTCTTTTGTATTGACTCTCTTTCAGCAATGGTAAGTGGATGCCAATAAACTGTCAGTATTGTCGCTCCATCCTTCTTTACATCATGTTGATATAGCTGGCTTACACCAAAACTATTCTTCAGAAGTTCAATCGCTCTTGTCATAAAATAAGTATTGCTACTTTAGTATACTAGGCATTTGTAGAGAATTGACAAGATATTACACCAACAAAATGACTTCTATCTTCTATTTCAAGCATTGTTGGACCATTTATATCTTGCACTCTCGGTTTTACTCCAAAAGTATCAACATAATTTGATTCATTTACAGAAGTTAATCCATCAATAACAACTTCAGCTATAGCTGATAAATCTTTTGTACCTTTACTCTTTGGAACGTAAATATTGCATTGAATAACTCCTGAATAATAGTCAGTAGCAGCACCTTGATTTTGAAGTGTAGCTTGTGCAAAATTAACAGTTATAGTCACATACTTTTCTAACTTTCCAGATTTTGTAAAAGTTACATTGTCATAAACCATTGAAATGGTAGGATCTGCATTATTAACTGCATCTGTTACAGCCTTTTCAAAAGTTGCTCTTGTTTTAACTAATGTCATAAAACATCTCCATAAGTAATTCCTTGAGATACACCTCCAAAACCTTCTGTTTCTTTCCCAAGTAAAAATAGTTTTCCTTTTTTCTCTTTCATGTTTTCTTTAATAATCTGACCCATACGACCTTGTACAAAATTTTGTATTTTACCTCCTTCTAAAGCATAAGAAGCATATTTAACAGTATTACCAATAAAAACAGTTTGCTTAATATTAAATGTTCTAGTAACTTTAAATCTAGGTTGTACTTTTGGATTTGAGGGTCTTGAACCAGCAGGTTTCCAACTGTCTCCACCCTTGTCAAAAGCTAATTTAATATTAGACCATGGTTTAAAATTTTTAACATCATCTTTTGCTTTTGGTGGAGTATTAGCAACTTTCCAACTAGAGGCAAAAAATCCTGTATAAACAGGACTGTGAGTTTTTGTTCCTAAACTGCGATGAGCTTTTCTTATTACAGTATTAAAATCACGATTTAACTGTGCTTCTAAATCTGCAATAGGATCACTTTTTAAAAAGTCCTTAGCCATTAAAAACGTACCAATATTGTAAATAAATAAACTTGTCCACCCTTTTTAGTATCTATGTCATAAATTTGTGCAGTTTTTATTTCTCCCGCGTAATTCAATTTTATTTCATCATCAAAATCTACTTGATTATTTCCTATTAAATCAGGAGTAATATATAACTTAGCTTGTCTTATTTCTCTACCTTCTTCATTTTCTGATTTTATAAATTCTATTGGCACTTTTATATCTGAAAAGGTTGTATCTACTGTAATTTGTTCTCCAGTATCTACGTTATAACTAAAAACTCCTTTTTTTATATAAGTAATAGTTGTATCTAATGAAGTACCTAAATCAGCAACAAGCTGTTTAGCAACACTTTTAAATAAAGAATCTAATTGACCTGCCATTATCCTCTAACCACT